CTCTGCACCTCTTATAAGTTCAAGCACACCTTGTGGTTGACCTCCCAAGTTCTTATTAACAAATTTGGATGTGCTAACGCGATTATTTCCCCCACCAGGTGATGTTGATGGTTCTGTTGTCTTTGTTGTACTGAATTTTGGTCCAAAAGTTTCTTTAGTCCAATTTTTTAGTCTATCAATACCATCCTCAATGTCTTGAATGATATTATCTAAAGCAGTATTGCTGGTATTAACTTCACCTTCTATAGCTTTTTTATCACCTTCAAAACTAATAAGATTTAATTCTTGAAGTTTTTGTGTGAGAGTAGCATTGAAACTAGTAAACCAACTCACAACCTTATTATACCATTCTTGCAATACTTTAATTACTGCCTGAATTTTTTCTATCAATGCTTCAACACCCTTGATAATTCTTGGAAGATTGAGTAATATCCATCCAACAACAATAGTTCCTAAGAAGTCCATAATTCTTCCTAGGAAACCCTTAGTGCTTGATGCTATCTTCTTTGCTGGAGATCTATTGACAAAGGAACTTACTTTTGTTGCTTCAACTAAATCTTCTTGCTCTCTTCTCAAAACTGCCTGTCTTCTTTTCAAAAACAGTTTAGATCTTTCAAATATTGATTTTCTTTTTGCTACGTTGCCTTCATTTACTGTTTTTACAATACCACGAGAGGATTCGTTAGCAGATCGCAATCCCTTCCCAAAAGAACTTAAAGAAGATCTGATAGAAAGAATAGTATTTCTATTTTGTAGGAAGGACTGTCTCATCTTATGCTATTACGTTATATTGTGCAAGAGCACCAAGGATGTATGGATTATCGTGGTTGTGTGATGCTATAATACCTGGTGATGCTGCAATACTACCACCAGATACGGGAGATTCCTGAGTAACATCTTCACCATCATTCATAGGAACTGGAATTACATTTACATTTGGACGAGATGCCTGACTAATAGTTTGAGATACTGTTCTGCTTGATGATATAGGATCAATACTTCCAGTTTCTTTAATTTTATTCTCCTCCGCTATCATTCTCAGGATTTTTGGATCAGTCACTTTATCACCAACTTTAGCTTCTTCAGATCCCTCTTGCTGACCACGATTATAT